CGAGGGCTTCTCTTGAATCCCGTAACCCAATTCGTTGGTTTCGATTGCATTCCTGTTCTCCCCTTAACCCAAAGGTAGTTTTGTCGTTATCGGTACATTCTTGATTGTCGGTACACGGTTCATTCCGTACCCGATTACATTCCCTACCACCGTGGTACGGTTCTTCGACCTTAAACCACGCTGCATCAGTACCCGGCCAACTTCTTCACGGTAATCGTTCAATGCCTGCGTAGCCATGTTGTTCCTGCCACCCGACATTTTAAGTAAAGCTACATGTTCCGCATACAAAATCACAGCCTCTATACCGTAATCCGGAATCTCACTGGCACCCGTGAAATTCGTATCGTACGGTTTGGGGTACCGGGCATAATACAAATCCAAATACTCGTCTCCCGTATATCCACTAGCCTTCACCTTGGTGAACGATCCCGTACTGACGAAATTCACCGCTGCTCCATCGCCGTCCGTAACATAAATGTTGTAACTGGCCGTTTTCGACATCTTGAACCCGTACTCGAAAATAGCCTCGTTGTAACCATCTACCTTGGCCGTATCAATCCCTGCGTATTCCTTATCGGCAGCATCTGCAGCGTTCCGTACCTCTACCCTTAAAGGAGAAGTTACAGCCGAATCAATATACACGCTTACTGAAAACAGTACCGCTTCATCCGATAACGTGAACGGCCCAGCAAAAGCCGCCGGCGTAGAAGTAGCACTCGTTTCACTGATAATGGATCGTGTGTCCCCGGCAGAAATGGCAGGATACAGGTTCAGTACCTGTAACGTTTCATTGCCTCGCTGTACCTGATACCGGTCGCCATACTGGAAAGTATTAGTCCTACCACCTACCAGCCCGCTAGAAAATGTTAATGTCTGCGCTGTCTGGCCCGTAATGGTGGCACTGCTATTGTCCGTCAGGTTAAAAATAACGTCAACGTTATCAGTAATCCCTTCCGTGTCAAAAGCCGCATCGTCGTCCGTGAAAGTAGTGGAACTCACAACTGATGACGATGCTACGCCCTGCGATAAGACTTCAGCTGTTACACCGAAGACATCGAAATGCGTATAGATACTGGCAGTGGAATCGGGGTTGAACAGGTTGCGCAATCCCGATAACGGATGCTGGGCAATCCGGTAGAAAACCGTACTGTGATACTGGAACAAGTCCAGCACGCTGATGAAGTCCGAAGGTAACGCATACTCGTAGGTATTGGCCTCAATAGCTATCTGGCGCCGACCCTGCAACAACGAATGGCCTTGGCTGATGCTGTCTTCAGCAACTTTAGCCTGTCCGCGATTGATGAAATCAAGCAGTTCGTCCCGCGTTTCGCTGGAACCACCGCCCGTGTCATACGTTACAGCACTGCCAAAAGTGCCTTCGGTCGGTTCACCCAGCCTTTCCCTCAACAGTATCTTCAGTTCGTTCAAGCTGTACGGCATTTTTCTCCCACCCTTCTATCTTTCCCGTGGCTATATCTATACAGGTGCCATCTTCCAACCCGTACTTCTCAGCCAACGTATCTACCAGTTCAAGGTATTTGGCCTGCAGAAACTTTCGCGCATAATGTAAAGCGTTAATTTCTTCCGCTACCTCTTCAACCAAACGGTTGCGGTCGCGTAAAACGGCCAAATCCTCTTTACCTATACCTGTCCGGTAAACTTTACTTACCACTTTATCCATGGATCATTACGAACCCGTAGTATATCCATACAAGTAATAGGTTGTGGCACCGACTTTTACCGGGAACTGCTGAGAAAGCGTGCCCGCAGAAGTAACAGCGTCCGCAGGAAGTTTCAATGCATCTCCGGTTACGTCGGTAAGATCAATCCCAATGCCCGTACCGTCGTTCTTGACAACGAGCGCAGTCGGATTGTTGGTGGTATCAGCTTGTTCTATCGTAAGACACGGTTGATCGTCGCCTACCGCACGATAAATCCTAACATAGCCTTCTGAAGTGAGGTTAGCCCCCAAACTCATCCGGCGTAAATGTACGCTGTATGGTGAGTACTTCTCCCAATTTTTATAGGGAGCAATTCTCGTCGCATGTGCCATTTATCCCATCCTCCGTCCTTTAAAATATAAATGGTCTTATCTGATTAAAGCCGGAACGCAGGTTTTACACCCGCGTTCCAGTTGGTTTACAAGGAGAAACTCAAATGAAACCCCCTATTAGGCGCTAATGGTACCTAAGCTGTCGCCTTGGGTAGCTCCTGCGGGTAACGACTGCTTGATACGCATATTTCCGCCCTCTACCCACATAAAAATGGTACCAACCTGTAGCACCGTCAATTTAGTTGACCCAGCACTGGTGTTATCCAAATCAACCAGATGAACCTGCAATGGTAACGCGTTGGCCGTATCAATAGCCGTTTCCGCAGCAGCTCGTATAGCGACTGATGATCCGCTATAGTTCGCTTCCACTACTCCCGCACCACCTAATTCAAGGCCCATCTCAGCTGAACTAAGATTGTTGTTTACAACTGCCATTTTTGAACCCTCCTTATGCGGTAACGCCAGTTAGTTTAAAGTTTTTGGCCCTATCATCGCATAGCAACTGACATTTCATTTTCAACTGGCCCGTTATGGCCGCTTGATCCGTCGGCTCTTTGAACCCTGAAAATTCCATGTTAAGTGCCGGGTGGATGTACATATGGGTGTGGTTCTTATTAATACCGTAAACCTCGCCCGCAGGACAATACGGATCAGGATAAATGGTTACCCCGAAACTCACCCATTCGATGTTTTGACGAAACCCTATCTCTGCCATGTCCGCATTCACACGCGTACGCTGGCCTTCAAGTTGCAGTTCCAGTGAACTGTAGATGTCCAGAGGGCAAAAGATGCAGTCTACACTGTCCGCACCACCCTGATTGGCATCATTCAGCCCGTTCGCCAATTCGTCTAACGTAATCGAACCGCCAACCGCTTTTTCTCGACCGGCCCAGATATCATCCGCAGCGCCCGATAGAAAACCGTTGTAATCGAATTGTCCCAGTTCAGCAACCGCAATACCGCCATACGTATCAGCATTGTCTACGATAGCTGCCAGTCCGGTGATTTCTTTACCGCCCGAACCCGTACCATCCGAATAGGCTCCATCAGCCAAGAGTTTGCGGATATCGTCCAACGCTCCCGCCATCTCTTCGCCAAACAAATTAAAAATGGTGTTCCTGTCACGCGTAGGCAACCGCCGGATATCGTTGATGGCCATCAAGTCCTTGATGTTCATCGACGCATTGGATACCAGACTGTCTTCATCAATGGTTACATTGACATAAACATTCTTCCATTCCAGCGTTCCTTGGGCGAACTGCTCAACACGAGTCGTGTCAAACGTATCGAAACCCGCGTAGAAACCCCCATTATTCCGCTTATACCTGATTTTAATATTCAACGGCGATCCCGTTGCTTCAATCGCTTGATCCTGAAAGATTCTCAGGGCGGCTGAATCCCGTGATAGTACCGCTGTGTTCAGATCACCATGCATCGCTAATGTTGCAATGGTTATCTGGTCTAGTACTGCTGCCATGGATATACTCCTCTTATCTTAATATGACAACAGCGGTAGAGAGCAGGATAAACGGAACAGTCTCTACTCCGTCCCGTTTACCTCACTGTAAATTGTTTGCTTAACTTATCCAGCAAATCTGGATTTTCAGCCAGCATCTTGGCTACACCCTGACTTTGTACCTTGCCAGTGATGATGTCGTCCGCTTGCTGATCGGATGTTGCAGTACTCGAAGATGGAGAAGCACTCCCCTCGTTTACCGTACTCGCTGCATCTATTGATTCACGCCGCTGCTGCTTCTTCTCCGACCTCGCTCGACTGTAAGCCGAACCCAAACTGATAACCTTGCCGAAAGAGATATCATCCCCGTCGTCACGGAATTTCATGGCTGTCTCAGCGTCTTCCGCTGATAAACCGAAACTTTCCATCAGTTCCTTGGTCTTGGAGTCGCGTTCGCGGACGCCCCTCAACTCGTCAACTTGAGATTGCAGTTTACCGTATTCGGTAACCAACTCTTCAGTTGCCTTGGAATACAACGAAAACTGGTCGTTGGGCACGCCATTAGCGGGAGGTTGATCAGAAGGTTGAACATCGTCATAGTATCCGTCCGCCGCTGACGGCGCCGGTTGCTGATAACGGCTCAACGTATTTATCTGATTCTCTAACGCCTGTATCCTCACGTCCCGTAATCCCAGCTCTTTCTGGAGTTCGCTGCGTGCCTGACCCAACTCGGTTATCTTACGGTTCCCGTGTTCCGCCCGTTTACGCAATTCATCCAACTCATGCTGAATAACATCAGGATTGTCGGTATCCTGCTGTTCGACTGTAGCCTGTTCAGGGGTTCCGGTTGTCTCTGCCGATTCTTCAGAGGCCGGTACCACTTCTTCCTCCACAAGCCCTTGGTCATTTAATTCCTGTTCCATCTTATATCAATCCCCTGCCATTTTAATATAATAATTAATTCTTTAACTGTCCCGCCAATGTCCATAGACGTGTTAACGGAACATAACAGTTGTTGATCTTCTCCTAACGGTATAACACACAAAAAAGTTTAAAGTCAACTCTTTTTTTATTCTTCTTCAGAAACATCCTGTACCGGCGATTCATCGTCATCCGGTTCCAAAGATCCGCCACCGGCCATAATATCATATATCCGGCGTTGTTCTTCCAGCAAATCCAGCAGGATTTCAGTATTGACTTTCAATAAAGCCAAGAACCTGTCCGCCAACACCTTGTCCGGTAAGATCGAAGTGCTGATCTTGCGCCTATGCGTACTCGTTTGCGCCATTTCCGTCACCCTTTCTTTATCAATTTTATCACACAAGCCAATAGCCACATCAGGCCATAAGCCAAAAAACACATTAAGAACATATCAATTATCACTAAACAAGACCCTTCTACATCTGCGGCATGGCCTGTTCAGGAACCCCCTGACCTAACCCCGGCAATCCTGTTAATCCGCCGCCAATGCCCGCAGCTTCTTCCTGCGTTTCCGTAATGACTTCATCCTGCGGCGGTGCTTGACCGTACATCCCCTGCTTGCCCGGATCAAACCCAACCGTTTGGCGGATCTTGTCACGCAACTCAGGCCTAACCTTCAGGCCCGTAAACGATAAGAACTCTTCCAAATCGTAAACACCCAGCTGCAATAACTGGATAGCATAATTTATCCGTGCAGTAACGTTATGCGGCAAGTCAGCCTGCGATTCCACTTTCACATCCCATAATAAGTCACGCATACCTTCCGACCATAAAAGCCATTCGCCCGAACCCCACTGTTGCGTCATTCTAGGATCTTCGTATTCGTAAAACTGTTGCATCAAGTAAATCTCCAGCCTCGCTTGCCGGCGATAACTCTCGTCCAAGGAAACCATCTTGAACGATTGACGCGTTAACGCTGCCGCCTGCAGCGAATTCGCCAATACGCCCGACGTACCCGACTTAGCCGACCCCAGCATCACGTCCTGAAC